TCACGAAGCTTCTCCGGGCATCCGCGAACTAAGTCCCACAAAACACCGTCGTGACCGGCAAAAGCATAACTACCGATACTATCATCAAAAGTCTCATGGGTGATAGTATAATCGTATTTCAAAACAGAATCGTTACGACCGCCTAAAATAGTGTCAAGGTCATAAGGAAGAAAATACCAATGAAGACCATCCCAGGTGCAAAGCATCATGTTCTTTGCACGGTTATCGACGGCCATCAGGTAGTCTGTTATCAGGTACCAGGCAAACGGACTGTCGTTACCGAAATAATCTTTATACTCGTTCAGGAACTTGACATGATTACCCTTGCAACTGTATATCCATGACCATAGTCTTTGTACGGCAGCCTTATCCTCCGTGTCAGCGTTGGCCCACGTCTTGTCTGCTTTAAAACGGAACTCAAGACCTTCGGCAAACTGTTCCTCGGTAATATTGGCAGTACCGAACAGGCACAACGGATGAGAGTTATTCAAGAACTCAATGCAGACACATTTATTACGCTGACCGTTTAGGGCTTCCACATCATTAAAGCCCGCTATGCCCTCAAAACCATAAACGTTGTGGGATTCACTCTTTTCATTATTGAAATTGTATTTACCCAGGTAGATGTTTACACCGGAATCATCATTATCGTAGAAACAATCAATAGGATCACCATCGACACCGATACGGACGGAAGAATCAACCATTTGCGGTGGAGTCAGCCAACCACATTTCTTCCATACGTCATTGATCAGACGAACAGCACCGGTATTATGGGTACTTGATGAGTCGCTGAAGTCTGCTTTCAGGCAGAAGATACCCACACGTTTTGCACCAGGCTTAAAGCTGTACATCAAGTCCGGAACATCTACGCCGCCAACCTCAAGGGTAGTACCGTATTTTTCAGAACGGAAGAAGTAGATACGATAGTTCTTGCGGGGATAGGTGGTGGAAGAAGTTCCCTGTATCCGGAGTCCGGCTTTACGGAGTATAAAGTCGTATTCCTTGCCGTACTTGCTGTAAAAATAGACATCGGCGACGACCTCAAACTTTTTGTTGTTGGTGGCGTTAACCAGGTTGACATCACCAACAATGCGCATCACACTTTTTCCCTGGGCACGAAGTTTTTCTATGTCAACATCGGAACCGGTATCATTCATCACGTCATTTTTCTGAAACAGCATAACCATTTCATCAGAGGTGGGACGGTCCACCATGTAGTTTGTCAGCTCTTCATCATCGGTCAATCCACGACGGTAGATACGAAGGTTACGCAATTCAACATCGGCAGCATCAGAGGAAACAGTTATATTGACAGGTGACTCCTGCTTCATGCTTTCCGTCTGTGCGTACTGCTTGGCTCCGCACCGGATGCCGTTGACATACAATTCCATAAGCCGGTTACCCGACTTCTTGCCGATAACGAAAGCGATTTTGTAATTCATACCGGAAGCAAAGGGAGTATCAACCGAACTACCACCCGAAGCCGCGACCATAGCTTCCTGCGCGGTCATCTGAAAACCGATGCCGCCCGACATACAGGAGACGACAACGCCTTTGCGGTCAGTGATATTGCTACACTTCAATTCAAATTCATAGGTTCCGCCATTGGAAACGGCATCATCCGAAAATGGTTGTTTCATGATCTCAATGGCAGCACCATTGGATAGCAATAGGGAATCACCAGTCCAACCGTTACTATTCCAGTCGAAACCTGTGAATTTGGTTGTTACCTCGCCATCAGTCCAAACAGCCGGATTCTCTTCAGTATTGCTACGTCCGGCAGCCGAAAGTTTCAAATCAAGGTCGGCCTGTACTTCCTCAATATCAATAGAGGATTTTGCGACATCAACTAAGAAATCATATTCAGTGTTACCGCAAGAGAACCGCATTTCATACTCTCCCGGTTCGGTGAACCGGTTTGTGTAGACCTGAACTGTACGGGGCACACTTACTGTCTGTGTCTTAATACCGTTGCAAGAAACGGACATTTCAGCAGGAGTCTTACCCGGATCATAAGCCACAAATTCGAACTGCAACTTCTCGTATTGGCCGACCTCAAGGCGGGGCGTCAAATGATCATCCGTAAAAATACGACCGTCGGGGAAACAATGCATCATACCGATACTGGGAACGGAAGAGCCCTCCTTGAATATATCCAGGTAAATACTTTCAGACCGGATTGTAAGATCGGCAGAAGCTTCCATTTCAGCAACCATTTGCACCGTATGTCTACCGGGTAAAAGGTCAGACATCGAGATGCTGAAGCTGCTGTTTGTTTGGCCGGACTTAGTGATCGTCTTGGAGTCTTTCTGAACGCCATCCACATAAAGCATTACTACTTTGTTGCCGGTTCCGGAAATAGTGAACGGAATGGATGCCGTTGCGCCGGCTGCATAACCGCCAACAGGAGAAGCAATGTTATAAGTAGAACTCAAAGATAACGTAATAACCTTGACGGACGTGTATGCCTGCTTAGTCTGCTTCTTGCCTTCCGGATCGGTAGTCGTCGCCTTGACATAGATATCTGTTGTGCCTAAAAGCAAATATTTACTTAGATCAAGAGTGTACGTACCCTTAGACACATCATTGATGGTTTCCGTATAAACGGTTTGAGCACCACGAAGCATCTGTATGGTGAGCGTGGCTTTTTGTCCCGTAGATTCGCCCTTGTCATCTCCGGAGCTGTATTGATGATCGTAATAGTAGGTAAGATGAGAAGAACCACCCTCTTTGATAATACTGTTATCTACGGAAGCATTGAGGACAATCTTTGTTGCAGTACCGGTTTCACCACCTCCACCGCCAGTACCGCCCTGAAATTCCGTACTGGTGATTTCTGCGCCGGACTTGTTTTTGAAAATCAGCTTTACAGTGTTGCTCTCTTCATCAACGACGGGTTCGACATCAAAAAGTGTATTGGCGTCAATCTCATTAAATCTTGCGGTAACCGCACCATTTTGAATAGCATTTGTTGAATTAACGTCCAGACTTTCGTCTGTCTGGGGAATCTCAACATTGAAAGAAACACCACCGCTTTCGTCCGGAGTATGCTTTTCACCGTTGAAAGTTATTGCTTTTATTGCTCCTGCACCACCGTATTCATTCCAGGCCGCCGGCTGATCGAAAGCTGTTATATCATTTGATTCAAACCGGTAATCTTTCCATTTGCCGGCAGACTCCTCGAAAGTAATAATCATGCCGGGCTTCTCTTCATCCTTGACTTTGGCTCCGGAAACGGCTGTTACTGCTGTTTCTTTTGTATAGAAGCCAGTATTTAAAGGATGAAGTTTAGTTACGTTATAAAAACCACTACCTGAACCGGAGCCACCGGAGATTTCTTCCCATTCACTCCACTTTTCACCTGTCATCTTACGCTGTTTTAAAACACCATCGGTAAACTGCGTAGACAGGAAGATTTGAGTAACAGCATCATCCTCTCCATAACGACTCACGACTAAAATATCACTTGAATAAGTGTCTGCATCAGTCACAATATAATAGCCAGAGTTTATAACCGAATCAATATCAGTATAAAGGACTGTATTGAAAAAATGAAGCATATCTATATTTGACAGATTCTTGTAGAAATCCTCTTCAGTACCCTTATACCCTTTGCCTTTTGCATCTTCATAGGTATTAACCTCATTCCATGAGTCCGGTACATAATCACTGCCGACATATACATAAGTATGATATTTACCTACTTTATCTAAGAATGAACATTTGATACCAATGTTCCTTAGCTCAATAGGAACGAGGTATATAGCCTTATCTAATGTGAATCTGTTTGTATTATCACTCGGATCGACATGATATAAAGATACATTATAGTCAGTAACGCTCGTTATTCTCCAACTACCCCACTCTCCGTTTTTTCGCTGTCTCTGATATACGAACCCACACTCATAGCGTATTTGTTCATAAATGTTCTCATCAAGTATCGTAGTAGCCAAAAGACCTTTTATATCCTTGAATTCATTTCGTTCATCTTCATTATACCGATAAGTAAACAAGCCGGCAGTACCAAACACCTCATCTAAATCTCTTAGATCGTTCAAGAAATCCAAGTCTATAACAATACTACCACAAACATTTATGGCTGCCAATAGTTTTTTCAATTCTCCCCAAACAGGGCCATCATCACTTTTAGATGTCTCTTCTGTTCCAAGAGCTTCCTGTAATTTAGCTTCGGTTGACATCCATTTCCCCCAAGTTGTGTTACCACTGGAAACAACACCACTCCGGGACAAAGTAATAACCGGTCCTACGGTTACTTCAGTAGCCGTACTGTTATTCATTGCATCAAGTTGGATGCACGATGTAAACGACTGATAAACATTATTGAGTCCCAACCGCTCTACTTGAATATTGAGAGGAATACTGGTAGAACCAGGCGCAAATACACAACGGTAATTTCCAACAGAGGAATTACCTTCATATAAAGAATTGAGTTTTGATTTTAAGTTAGCCAGTGAATCAATCGTACCCAAACTTTTAAAAGGATCAGTAAGAGGATTTGATTTTGTTGAAGTGCCTAATATCCTTTTCAACAGTTCAGCATCTCCTTCAGTTATACTCTTCTCTGCATCTGTAATACGATTCTTAAAATCCTCCAAATCTTTATTAATATAAGCGGATATAGCGTCAGTTAAATCCTGTACCAATATTTTCCGCCCACCACTAATCTCAACATACATATCATCAGACAAAGATTTCACGGCAGTAAGCTGCTCTATCGTGAAACTATTTGTCTTTAACGCTTGCAGCACAAGGCTGACAATCTGCTGTTTCTCCGTTTCTGTCATAATTATTCTTTTAATGAATTATCTAATCATTATCATATACCCACGTTAACTCAATGGTCATACCAATATTATCAATATCATAGTCATACATGTAATCAAGATAAAGCTGGAATTCTTTTCCGGTACCTACATCTCCGGCATCTACTCCCTTTAAAATATAGACTCCATCTCTACTAACTACACTACCCTCAATAAGATTACTATATGGACCACCTGTGTATAGAATGGCACGTAAATTTATCAAACTGTCATCCAAAGAACTTTTCAAGCTATCAAGTCCGGTTATCACCAGTTTACCATAACCTTTCCTGCCAATATACTTACTGTCTATGTCAGTAGTCTTAATGGTGATTAAATCCCAATATGATTGTTCATCACCGCCCGGATGATGAATACTGTTCACTGTGATCATTGTATCACTGTTGATAGAAGTGCCAGTATTTGGAGTAGCATTAGACATATTGATATAAGTTCCAATTTCTGCTACAGGTTTTTCTGTACCAAATTTGATACTACGCATATCCCCAGTATCCGTTTTTCTGTAATTATCACCTTGTACACGTCTCATCGCAACCTGATTATTCCATTCCAAAACAGGATCAAGCGATTTTATCTGCTGTAACTGCTGATTGAAGACAAAGCTTTTCAATCCCTCGATTTCTTGATTCAATTCAGGAACACCACCGTCTTTTCTTGCATAACGTACACCATCAAAATAGATATAGTTACAGCATAGAATACGGTTAAGAAAGTCAGCAAACCACACTGGGCAACCAATAGAATTACCTAAAGTAAATATCTTCTGTGTAGCTTCACGGCTATACAATTCTACGATATCACCATCAGCAGTGGTAAACTGTTCGTTATCTACTGTGAATGACCAGTTATTATCTTTGAATCCACCGGGGGCACGGAAATCGAAGAAATATTGCATACCATCAATCCAAAAGATACAATCCGTCCGTTGCCGGTTATCTTTCATTGAATACTGTATTACAGTAGTCTCATTAAGTTCGGCACTATCATTCGTAACTTTGAATATCTCACTCCAGGAATCACCAATTAACACATCGTAGTAACCGCTATTCAGCCCTGTAATAATGTGAAAGTAGATTATCTGATTATTATTCATATTCCATGTGTGCCACTCAATAGAATCCTGACGTTCATTAATTAAATCTCGTACAACCAAGGCAGGCACTGCATCTGATTTGTCACCTATCAACTCAATGAATATGATATCAGAGCTTGCGAATTTCTGAATGTATTTACTCTTCGCACCGAACCGGTCCGTAGTAGGGTTAAAAATCAAAGGGGTAAAAGGACTTATTTTCAACATAATATCTTAAGCTTTAGAGATAGATTTCACTATAAGTTCATATTTAAGCCCGTCAAACCGTTCTATTTGTCCGTCTGCTTCACTCAAAAATCCCTTATACAAATACTCATCTTTAACAAGAGTAATTATACCATCCACAGGAGAAGGAATAACTTCATCATAGGTATTAAATCCAACTTTACCACAAGTGGCCAACTTTTCAGATATCACAAAATTATCTTTTAACGCAATGTTGTTAATCACAACATCACTGTTGCCATCAGAAGAAGTAAATTCAAGCTTATCAGCGCTAATACCAATATACTTGCTGTTTGCAAGCAACATAGCACGCTGGTTATACATCACATTAAACATCTTATCCGGATTCAACACGCCGCTGATATTCCATCCGGTTCTAATGAGTTTATAGCACATCACCCCAGACGTTAATATAGAATCAGCAGCTCCAACAAAAAACACGTCATTATCACTTTCATTATCAGTAGTATTCTTACCTCTCTTTTGTGCTAAGAACTCAATACCATAGGCATCTGCACGATAAGGACTAATAAGCTCCAGTTTATTATCAGTAATATCTACGCCAGTCATGTATTCTGTCGTAAACCGGAATTCATCACGTCCGTTAATTGAATCATAATCCTGTTTGTCATAGCCGACACGAACAGACGAATAAATCAGCTTCTCATCAACAGAATAAGTAAATTCAGTATGGTCGACTTCAAATTCTTTGATTATACTTGTGGAAAACAGTGTATCTCTGTGAACGAACTGAACAATATTTCCATCAATTACAGGAACAAAGCCGAACACAGATTCCATCCAGTCAACAAACTTTGTATAAGAAGTATATAACTTCGCATCTGGTATGCCACGAATACTTTCAGCAGCTACTATAACACAATTATCAAGTCTGGAATCATAATTGCTTGCAATCTTACCAGTAATGCCTTCTTTTCCTCCATTGATACTTTTAAGCAAACAATTCAAGACCCTTGTAGGTGTTATTGCATCAATGTAGATAGGATCACTGATAGAATTATAAGTTACCTTAAACTCTTTAATCTTCTTAATGTTGATTTTTGCATAAGTAGTATGAGAAGCTTTCAAACTGATAGAAAAATACACCATCTTTCTTTGACCATAAGAATCAAATGAAGCCTTACTCACGCTAATGCTCAATATTATTGTTTTAGTTTCTCCTTTACTGATGTTCACTGCTTGAGTATTCCCACAAGAGGAAAGAGTGAATGTTGCATATTCAGCATCCCCGCTATTCTCATATTCAACATCCATTTCCACATAAGCCTTAATGCCCGATGCCGGGACACCGAGCAGATCAGCAACTACGCCTTTTTCTCCTTTGTCATATTCAAGATAGCCTCCTTTGGATATCTCATTACTATAACTGGAAACATAGACATCTGCAAGTTCAATGGGGTTTACGGTATATGTATCACCAATAGAGAAGTTTAGTATATTTTGCATATCTAGCCTATCATAATATAGCTGATGCACTGCCTTTATTTCATCTACAAGATACTCGTATTGTGTTCCCTTGTTAGCCTTAATAAGAGTAGCAGTACTATTATCAACCGTATTCATTGATATCGTATAGCCCGAATTATCGAAGGTACCGAAATCCAGTTTACTATTGATAACAATATCATAGGTGTGCTGATTATTGATTTCGTAAATTGCGATCCGAGCGTCTGCAAACAGATATTTTTCTACCCATTCATCGAGAAGCAACTCATAAGCTTCTCCTACAAACTCAAACTTAGATGTGAATGTTCTAATAACTCCACCGAATCCATCACGTTTGAGTGTACGCTTTATCTCATCCCAATTCCGGATACAGGATTTAGGAAGTTCATACGTGGTACCAGCTACTGTCAGAACATATTTGCAAAGCATTTTTATAGAGTTAAACGTCCACGGGCAAATATAAAGAAAAAGCCAACCGGTTTCCCGATTGGCTAAATTCTTGAAAATCATGCTTTGCAAAAACGAGTTATAACTATTTGTCTTTCAACACTATTTCTATACCAAGAAACAAAAATGACTTTTCGACATTCGCCAAGCTAATTTTTCCATTACCTTTTAAAAAGGCATTGAGAGAGCTTCGGTTTATGTCCAAATGTCTGGCTAATTCAGCCTGCTTCATTCCTCTATTCTTGAGAGCTTCAAGTATTGCTTCACGTATCATAAATAGTATTTTGACACAAATATATAAGTTACGAATTGGTGTAAACGTCATCTCGACAATACTCTATCTGCGCCCGGTGTTCGTCATCAAGTTGTTTATAGCTAAATGCTGGCATTTTTTTAGGCTTTGGGCATTCTTTTAGATAGGTTCTATCGTTTGCAATAAAATCCCGAAAAATACTTTTCTTTAATACTTTCTTTTGCTTTCGAGGAAGTCTTATTAATTTTTTATATCCGTAAACACCGCCTTCATTATTCCACATGGTGAAATTTATTCTTAAACTTGCGTATATTGCTAATTTATTTTGATATTCAATTTCATTCATTTCTTTTTTTTGTGCAAATATATAATTCTTGAACGACAATTCGCCCCAAAGTGGGGCAAATATGTCTAACCTCTTTCAGATTTTTGTCTCCAAAGGCACATTCTCAAAGGGTTCGCACCGAAAACTAAGCCATGCGCATTTATATTGTCATCACGAATTAAGTTTTTCAATAAATTGTTTCACAGAAGGACAATCTTTACCTCTACATACATCCGGTTCAGCAAGTATAGCTCCATGAGCTTCTGCACAACCACAGCACCAATCAGATTTATATTCACAATTTTCGATATAAGATTCAATAGCCTTTTCTTTCATCTCCGATCGTGCCATTGCAATAGCAATTCTTGCATGGCTTGGTTCAATTAAATCTTCCTGAACATATTCAAAGCACTTTGTTCGCTCTTCCAAATATTCTTCTGCTGTTATATTCATCTTTATCTTATTATAATTATTTTTAGGAGAAACAATATTTAATCAGACATACACCATCCATTGTCCCCATTCCACTCCCACATAATTTGACCTTTAGAATCAGCGACAACACACAATTCACCATATTCACCATTATTGGCACTCTCACAGACTTCTTCTGCTGTTCCAGACAGAAGTATATATTTAGACCAATTAGGAATAACAAAATTAGGATCTTCAACAATTTCATTTATAAATCTGGATATCCGACTATCCAATAAATGATATATAGAACTATCTTCAGAAGAACACTGGTTCTTCAGCAAGCTATCTATTTCCCGAAGCTTAATATTAGCCCTCTTAATAGCCACGCGAATATCATGTACTTTTTTCTCGTTACTGACAATATGCAAACGTTCACGTTGGGCTTCAATATGATTTAGTATAATGTCCCTTTGTTGTATCAATTCTTCCTTTGAAAGATTTACGATACTTTCTTTATATCTTTCCGCAAAAGTTTTCATCATAAATATTGAGTTTGAAAATTACCTTTAATAATAACACCTTGAGATAACATACCCACCAAATAAAAATCACTATCTACCATATTCAATGCCGTTATCAGTTTACTATGGGCATCAACAGAAGATACGCCAGGCATTATTACAATAGAGTTATCTGCAATTATTCTATATATGAATATCATAATTTATTTCCTTTCTACATTGTTTTGATTAAAATTCCTCTGGGTGTTCCAGCACGCCTGTTATTTGAATCGCATTTCTAAAAATCCAACCATGATTACATCTATTACATTTTCCTTCAAGCCTAATTATATTTCCGACTTCATTATAAGATGAATCTTTATCAACATATCCAACCGATTGAACAAAAGTTGTAGACGCAAAACTTACTTCCGTTAAAATAAGATTTGTACAGCCACATTTAGGGCATCTTGCTTTACTTTTAAAAGTGTTCATATCTATCTTTTTATTTACTTAATACCTACTCAATAAGTTGTAAAACATTCGTTTCTTCTCAATGTATTTAAGTCCGTTCCTGCGAAGCCCCCTTTTAGTCCTGGACACAATCATTTGACAGCCTCTAACGCCAACATATATGAAACACGAATGATGTCTTTTAGTTTCTTTAAAAGCCCACCAAATCGCTTCACGACAATATCTGTAACTATCATTTTGAACACCTTCATAGCCTTTTCGCATTATGAAATGTCCAATTTCGTTAGCTTCTTCTTCTGAATAGCAAATTGTAAATATATTATTCATATCTTTATTATTATATATGTTCACTAAAATCCTTAATACGCACATCTATCTGCTTTACCACTTCCTGTAAGATGTTAATACATTCATCAACCGGATATTCAGCTAACAGATCGTCGATATTTTGAATGATATCATTGGCTGCAATACTATTACTCATCTATTCTGTTATTAGTTGTTTCCAAAATGGAAAACTCTGATTCATATTTAAAAATTGGGGTTCTCTAATGCTTCTGTAAGTTCTTCTTCAGTAATGCTCTCACAGATGTTTGAATCATCTATGTAAACATTATATCCAGTCTCATTACGAGACACTTCCAATACACGAACTTCACCAGTTGGTGATTCTACTCTATAAATTGTTTTCATATTTTCTGAAATTAAAGGGTTAGAACATAGTATCATCACACACAATAGCATCACCGGCTATATAATCATCGGGAAAAATAGCACTATTCATTAATGCAATCCGGGTAGCCTCAACATTCAACTCAAAGTGGAATTTACCCTCCTCATTCATTATCATTATTTTATTAGGGCAAATATCAATGACTTGAACATAGCCATTTACTAAACTCTGCGCTTCTTTTAGGGTAAAGCAGTTCCCATTCACCGGAGAAATCTCAACTGTTTCTCCGGTAACTTTCAACAAAGTGGCTTTCATATGCTTACCCTTCCGTGGTTAGTGTCAGGCAGATACTTTCAAGCATATCTCCCTTTTGCTTTTCCAGTTCGATACGGCTTGTTAGCTGCTGTAATTGTTGAGAAAGCATTTTTATATTCCCAATATTACTCCCTTGATTAGCATGGGTGTTGAGGCTGATATGTGTATCACCTATGAGTTGATTAGCTTGTGCTATGAGGGTAGCAAGCTCTTGCCTGCTATCCTCTTTTCTCTTTAAGTAGTATTCTAATGGAGTCATATCAATACACGGTTACAAGGTTCTCAATTTTGAAGCTTCTAAACTCCTGCTTATCAACATCGAAGTAAGAGAAAGTCTTATAAGAAGGTTTTGTCATACGTTTACCCTTGTTTGTCGCACCTGCAGGCACATTTTTAAGAGTGCCGATAGCATAACGAATACTGCCATTCACTTTCTCATAGGCGAATTTAACTTCACCGCTTCTCATTCTTTTAGCAAGTCTGTAAAGCTCCCACGCTTTTAGCAGACAATATTTCCAACTCTTTTTTGTTGTTGAAAGGAGATGATGAGCATACTTCATCACTCTGGCTCTAAAATTAGACTTTGTTTCCATAATTCACTTTTTTTGGTTTGACTTTTATGTTATTTGGTATTGCAAATATAGTCATTTGTTAGGTAATAGCCTAACAAAATAGATGTTTTTTTTCTTCAACAGCTTTTTTCAAACCATTTTTAACGAATTAATAATCAAGCTCTTGATATAACATCTTCCGACCAAATGAAATGCGGCTTCGGACTGTTCCAGTCGGGACATTCAACAGTTCACTTATTTCGTCATAGGAATATCCCTGGGCACAATATATTAAGCTATCCATACAACATGATTTTTGGGCACACCGGCGAATGGCAGACACAACATCATTAAACATTGCCAAATTAGAAGCATAATCAGAAGAAGCATTTTCAACTGCTGAATCATATCCAATAAAATGTATGAGAGAGTTTCTATTGTACTGCGTAATATAAGTATTCTGCATGACAGCAAGGCACCACGGTTTCAAAGGTTTTGATACATCGAACTTATCACGATTTATAAGCATTTTGTACACCGTGTCACCGGCTAAATCTTCTGCATCCTGCATAGATCGGCAGAATCTTTTCGCTACACGTAATATCCAGGGATATATTTCTGATACTTCCTTTTCAAAGTCCATTGTCAGCCCTCCTTATTAGGTGTATCTTAGGTTCACCATTAATGCACCTTTCCACATATTCCCGATGCATTATGCTTTGTTCGTGCATTTCTTTAGCAGAACGCTCGATAGAACTAATGATAGTGCCTATGTCAGGGGGTAACGAGGCAATCATTTCTTTTACTGCGGATACTTCAAATGTTATCCGATCACACTTCGTTTCCAAGGTAGAAGTTCTGACAATAAAACATTGCATAAACGCTTATTTATGCAGTTTGCGTTGTTCTTTCTATTCATAAAAAAGGTCGTTTGTGATTCCTAAAAAGGAGTTACTAACGACCTTCGAAAAAATTCGATTGTAATTGAGATTTAATTAATTCTATATCAATATGAAATATAACATTTACGTCCTTTTCTTCTTCATGCTTATCTCTACATCTGCCTGATGGACGATGTTTGCATAAACAGCAGCATTTATGTTCCGGACATCAATATTCATTTTAAAAAAAGTCATAAGAAAAGCTATTTCAGCATCAAAAGAAGAACGTATCTGTTCCGGAGTAGCTTTTTCTTTCTTCTCATCAGAACGCATATCATCGCTTCTCTTTTGCTCAAATAAAGCAGATCGCAACAATTCTTCAACTTTAGACTTAACTTGTTCATCAGACATGGATTTCGTATCATATGATAACAAAGCCAAAGTCTCCCGGACATCTTCATAAGCATCAATAGCAATCAGAGAAATACAAACTTTAAAAAGCAAAACACGTGCCCTCTCTTTTATCATATCCTCACGATCAACTAACACAGATTTCAATCCGGACGGATTAGTTATCTTCTTGTACTCTATTATCAAATCAGATGAACGTTTCTTTAATTCCATCTCATTAATATCCTCATCTGGCGAAAGTAATACGGAGCAATCACCACATGAAAGCTCTATAAAATCATATAGAGATAATTGGTTCAATCTTTCAATCATAACCGGGAAAGCATATAATATTTATAATCACGGGCACACGCATCTTTATGTTGCTGCTTACCAATACTGCGTAGTTCATGACGTAAGCCCTTTATTTCATATTTCAAATCACTATAATCATTGAAAATAATAGGTTCACCAGTAGTATCCACTCCTACAAAGGTGGGAGAAAGAGAGGGAACATCCCATTCCGGAACATCCCAATCAGGCAAATCAATAGAGCTCACATCCGGAAATACCTGTGCACCTTTAGGAAGATCCACAAGTGTAGGAGTATCGGGTGTCACCCATGCTTTACCGGCATACATGACAACCTCATGTTTACCAGCATCACCCACGAGCGCCTTACCGCCCGGATGAGCACCGTCTTTCGTTCCTTCAGCATAAGAAGGAATCGGTGTAGCGAGAATAGTTGCCACTTGAATAGCTCCCAATGCTCCTATCAAGATTGATAACGGGATATTGGGCAACGCTTCAGTAATAGCAAGTGCAGTCGCTATTCCAGCCTGGGCAATACTTGTAGCTTTCTCCCATACAGCTTGTTTATGAGCAATCTCTTGCTTTTTCTTTTCAAGTTCCTCATTCTTGGCTTCAGTAGCAGCTTTAGCAGAACGTTTACGGGCTTCGGCTTCCTCTTCCGATATAGCACCTTGTTCAGCCTGCTTCTCATAACGTTCTACATCTTTTTCATACTTCTCATCGTTTATATCCTGTTCCTCCTCTATTCGGTCAATCTGGCCGTCATAAACAGTACTGACAAGGCTGCCGATTGCACCAATAGCTTGAGATGCAGTCTGCAACCATTTTTTGAGATTCTTTTGACGTTCTTTCTGCGCCCTTTCATCTGCCTTGGTAACGCTATTGATAGCGGCAATCTCTGCTTCGGCTTCCTCTTCGGCAAGGTCAGCCTTTAATTTCTGCAACTGCTCGGCAATCTTAGCCCTATCATCCGCACTAAGGTTATCAGCTTGAAGCTCCAATTCTAAGGCATCAATAGCGGTTTCGGTAGTCTTTCGAGCATAATCAAGCCGTAACCGGTATTCCTCTGCTACATATTCCTGCTGTGTAATTTGCTTAGAAGCCAGTTTCTTTTTCAACGCAAGCATATCCATGATGTGTTCTTCATCACGAATCTTTTGCTCATGAGCTGCATTTTCAGCAATCAATGAAATTTGATCGGAAGCATACTTCTCATATAATTCTTTTTTCTTCTTTGCATACTTTTCAGCAATGAGGAACACATCTTCACCAGTTTTCTCTGCTGCATCAATTTCACTCTCACGTTGAAGTTCCAACTGTTGTAGTTTTAAATCCAGTTCCTCTTTAGAACCTTTTTTCACAACAGTAAGAGCATTTTCAATATCCTTCTTTTCACGATCTGAATTATACTTGATGGAATATTCATCAAGAGCACGCTGCATCTCTTTAGCAAGATTCTTCCTGGTTGCAATCTCTTCCCTACTATATCCCTTAACAGCAGCTATCTTCTTTGAATACTCAATACCAATACGGGCAAGTTCTTTCTCTAATCCCTCATCCATAAGGGAAAGTTCTGATTCTTGGTAAGTCTGTTGGATTTTCAATTTCTCCTGTGCAGCTTTCTCCAATTCGCGTTTTTCCTTATCAGTGAGAGTTTTTTTGAAAGTACTTTCTGTATTTTCATCCTGATAGTCATTAGTGATTCCTTTTATTTGGTCCATCTTTTCTTTAAGACCAGCTATATAAGCAGTTTGTTGCTCTACCAAGGAAAAGGATTCATTAATATCATTAATCATTGTATTCGTAGCCTTTTGGATTCCAAGACCTTGTTTCCAAAAACTCCGATTGTTATACTCATCCCATTGCTTCTCATTGCGTTTGGTATAGAGTTGCAGCCTTGCTTCTTCTTGGGCTAATGCTCTCTCAAGTACCTTAAGTTGTTGTGCTCTTGCTTTTTCAAAAGCTTCTGCGCCATCGACACCCTCTTTCCGATAATGGAGGGCAACAGTATCTATACTTTCTAACTTCGATTTAACCCACTCCTTATCCTGTTTAGCAGCTTGCTGACCACTCCTTTCAGCATTAGCAAGTCTTTCCTCTGCAAGTTCTTCAGATGTAGCGATAACCTCACGCATTGAACGCACAAATCCTGTTAACTCACTGACAAGCCCAGCAATTGTACCTGTATCACGTCCTAACGTAATCATAAATGCTTCCCATGCAGAACTCAAATTATAGATTTCTCCTTTGACATTATCCCCCATTGTATGAGCCATACCTGCTAATTCTTCATCAACACCGGTTATTTGGTCACGTAATGGGACTATCTTATCTGCAGCAGTAAGGAAAGCATTGAAAGCAGCTACACTACGCTTATCGGTCATTTCAAGGGTACTATTCAAATCTACCCCCTGTTCTTTCAACTTTTGTAGTCCAGCGACTAATTCAGGCAACGTTTTTACAGGCCCTCCCAGTGATTTTGCAAGTACACCATTCGTATCAGCAAGATTCAACAAAATATTACGTGTAGCAGTAGCAGACATAGAAGCATCAAAGCCGGCATCTGCAAGCTTTCCGACTAATGCCAAAGTATCTTCTATGGTAAAATTGAAAGCCTTAGCAACCGGGCCAACGATAGGTAAAGCGGTAGCAAGATATGAGAATGATAATGCACTACGTGAAGTCGCAACAGCCATCGCAGATACGTAACGTTCAGTTTCCTTGGTGTCTGCATTAAACATTCTAAGAGCTGCACCAGACAGAGCCGCCGCATCCGATAATTCAGCACCAGTGGCCTGTGCAAAACGCAATACATATTCAGTTGCATCTAAGATTTCTTTTCGTGTAAATCCTAATTTTGCTAATTCGATTTGAAGTTCAGCAGCTTGAGAAGCAGTGTACTTAGTCGTAGCCCCCAATCTTTTAGAATCAAGAGTTAACTCTTTTATCTGGTCAGACGTAGTACCCAATATAGCAGCAAGCCGGCTATTAGCATACTCAAATTCAACAACGGAGCCTACACCCTCACGAAGTTGTGTAAAAAGCGCAACCACTCCATTAACAACAGCCTGTGCACCAACATACCCGGCAACCCATCCTTTGAGTCCTGCACCGACTTTACTTATTCCAGGAGCTAACTCACTTTGAAGCATCCTACCGGTATTACGCGCAATAATACCCATATTCTCCATTGAATTATTTCCGTTTTGTATCTCAATCCACGCAGCTTTTACTTCTTCCCGATATGCACCTACTGTCATCTTCTGTTGTGTGTACCGGTCGGAGTTACGTTTCACATAATCGGTATTAATACCTATTGTGGAGTTAAGGCGTGCAAGAGTCCGGATATAGTTTTCATCAGTATCTTTCAATACATCTACAGCCTTTTGAAGCTGTTTATTCATTTCTTTTGCTTGTGCCTTACTATGTACTTCCTGATTGGTTAGAGTGATAGCTGCCCGAATGAGCTTTAACCGTTCTTCCTCTGTCAATACAGTTTTCTTACGAGTACTATTACCTGCATTTTGAGCTTTGGTTAAGTTGGCTTCTGCTTTAGCACTTTTTTCTAAAGAAGAAGCATTATCAGCGCTCGCCTTAGTAAGTTTCTTGATTTCAGCAGTTGAAAGCTTTTCTGCATTCAACTTTTCCTCTATACGTTTTGTCACAGTCTGGGATATTTCCGACTGTTTTCTAAGAGCTTCGGTCAATTCATTAGAAGCGGAACTCACATTTTTAGATTGAGTAGTATATATAGAGCCTAACTTTTCAAGATCGGCAATTCCGTCCACATTTATCTTTAACCCTTTTGCAAGATCTTTGGCTGCATTGGCATACGTTGCCCTTACACGCTCAATAGTATTATCCAGTTCAACCAATGTCTGAATCTCACCATCCTTTACAAGTCCTTCTATTACTAATTCTGCCATAATTATAGGTAATGTCTATATTCGATAATCTTTCCCTTAATCTCATTCCCAACCTTATCAAAAGCATAGGTACCGTCCTCTTTTTGATAAACAACATACATACAGCCATCCAAAATAGCTGCTTTCTTCGCCAGTTCACTGATACGATCCAGTTCACTTTGCATTTTCTTTATCTCGCATCCACAAGCCATAGCCTACCGGTACCCACATTCAGAAAAGAAACGCTCTAACCATGGACGAAGATACATGATGTTGAAATACTCCTTTGCAGTATCTCCAACGCCAAGAACCTGCTCACCATACTTTCTTTCAATGGATGGCCCCTCTTTAAAACCTTTTGTTTCAAAACGTAATCCGGAATCTATTTTTTGCGCAAAAATGCTATCGTAAAAAGTACCAGTGATAAAAAGGTTAGGAACCTCGACCGGGCGTGGTGGCAAATATAGCATCTCTCCCCTAAGAGGTGGGGTTATCTTCTCTTTCCAATATTTATACCTTTCTGCTTGATTTTGCCAGGGACCAGGTTCATTGAAATAGGTATCGTTGTCATAAGTGGGATTCAATAAATGTTCGGTACCATCTAAACCGCTATATAACTGTTCCTGTATGCAGTCAATAAGCACATTCTTATTTTCCTCCATACATTTGATACACTCTCCCTTAAACCCGGAAGCAATGGAATGAATCACGTCATAAACTTTATCGAAATCTGCCATATAATAAATAATGAAATGGGCCGGGCTGCAACTACACCCCAGCCCATTAGTTACTTAGTTATCGTATCGTACACTTCAGAGAGCTTCTTCCGGCGCTTTTCCTCTTTCAAGTTTAACCACACCACATTGATATGAGCTTCAATAAATTCTTCCTTCGTCATATCCTTTACTACGGAATCAACGAACGTTACACCATCTGTTTTCATGCTACCTGCTCGATACCTTTAATTCCCTTTTCAAACAACACAGAAGGAGCTTTCAAAGATGGAACAGCCCCAGCCTTTGGAACAATGGTTATTACACCATCAGCATAAGAAGCAGAAGTTGTATTATTCATAACCTCGGCAGCACTATCAGCGATGAGGCTTCCGAATTCTTCTGTACGATCGTAGCCACCAATTTTCTCGATAATCTTGTAGGCATTTTCCGCTTCTGTCTTTTCAAAAACGACATCAACCAAGCCCATCAAGAAGTTTTTAGGATTGAAATCTAACTGCACATAATCAAAATTCAACAGGCTTTCTTCTGCATCCTCATGAGCGAAACTTACTGTCATAGTTGATTTTGCGCCGCTTGTCGGGAAACGGGTTACAGTCGGATAAACAGAAGACATCGAGATGCCTGCCAACACATCTGTACCATCATTAAAGCCAATCAAGGTGTTATCTTGATTCCAAAAATAAACGTCCCACCCTTTGTTAGCACACTTCAAAAGTTGAGCATTCAAAACTTCGTCGAAACTCTTCAAAGTAAAGGTATCTGTAAGAGCATTAAGCCCGTTGTACTCGCTTGCACCATAACCAGTCGCATTTACCTGTGGATCACCTCCATTCGAAGCATATTCCAGGAATGGGAAAATAGGATAAATACGATCCGGGCGGTCAGCATGGCATAATTCAAGTAACTTCTCACTTGTAATATCGGCAGGAAGTTTCACGCCATGTTCTGCCATAATAGCACCTTTGACTTTCTTCCAGTCGATTTTACATGCAGAACTACCTGTATTCATCCGGCCACCTTTACATGTTCTAATCTTTCTCATTTTCTTCTACAATTAAGATTATTAATTTTTATTTCCATTGAGCGTATGTTTATGGCATCTATGGGCTCGCTCACAGCCTTACCGGAATCTGTATAGGCTCCGTATCTACCATACGAATAATTCTCTGAATAACTATGTTTCACTTTCTCGTCACAGTCGCAGTCGAACCGGGAATCTTCATATAATACTTCCAACAAACGTTTATAGATTGGACGGAGAATATTCTTGAAAGATGTGGTTCTACGTTCCTCATTACTCCACTCCTGACGCGAAGAACAAGCTATAATCAACGAAACCTTTGTCTTAGAAAAATAATTTGGATCACTTCTATCTTCATTAATTGGAGTAAATAGTGCGACCAGTGGGAACTTCTTTTCAGACTGAACAGGAGATTTACTGTATTCATCTAATATGTCCTTGATATATTGGCTGCTACCGAAGATGTAATTCAATCTTGGAGACTTTACAATTTTAGCCCCACCCTTCCCATTAGGATAGAAGATTTCAAGCCTTTCGGGCAGTTGCTTAACTACTTCTTCAAACAATTCTGTTATATCCAATTCCGTCATAGGTTGAAAGTATTAATGGGAGTTAATAGGTTCTTTTGAATTTTCAAACCGGTGAAAGGACAATCATCGGACATCGCCCATTCTACAAAGAGTCGGTTCTTTTTCACCATGCTGTTCCAGACACTAACCTGTCTCTTAATCGGAGATATATACTCATTAGCACATTTCAATCTTACAAGACCGGTGATAGTAGCCTGTGTATTCATGTCACGTAAAATGTGAAAGAACACATAATCAGCGAACGGTTCACTTAGCATTTCACATAAAAGTGCATATCCGGATTGAGATTCATCTTCTTCCGAGATATTAACCTCATCTGAAGAATCCTCTTTTTCCTGTTCTACGATCTCCAAATAATCAGTAATAGCTTGTGAAAGACTAAAACCGACAGCAGTATGAAGAAATTCGGTCTGAAATGCCTTGATATACCCGTTTATCACCTCATTTACTGCAAGAGACTGGGGCGAAGGCATTTCAGCGACCGAAGCATTCTCAATATGCCTGGGACCTGACGTAAAATATGAAACATCAATCAACATGGCAATAGTTATTTAGAAGCCTTACCCTTTCCGGTTTTCTTTTCATCTTCCACGGAAACGGTTTTATCATCAACAACAGTTACTTCCTTAGCATCTCCAGCAGGCAGTTCTTTTGAATCGGCAGCCGGAAGATTTTTGTTATCAGAAGGAGCTAAGGCTTCAAGTTCTGCAATACGGGCTTTCATTGTATCACGTTCATCTGTCAGTTCAACAATAGCTTTATCTTTCTCCGTAATGGATTCAGTAAGTTCACCGATTTTCGCATCTTTCTCTGTGAGCATACATTCCAATGTCTTTCGAGCATCTTCCTCTGTCACCAAGCCGCATTCGGAAATGGGGGTGATTGTTATCAACCCCCTACTAACACGAATACGTTGCTCGCGAAGTACACGCGTCAGTTCTTTGTCCTGACCTGTAATAATGTACTTTTCCATAATCTTAGGCTTTCTTAATAGCGTTCAAAACATCGTCCAAATCACCATAAGCAAAAGCCCAAGGCATATAAACAGGCATCATCACTTCCTCTTGAATCATAACAGTAGTCATGTTCTTCAATTTAGTATTCACATCATCGGCAAACTCAATAGAAAGTGCAGTGTAATCAATCAATGAACATCCGTTCACCATATCCCCGGCAAAGTACTTACCAACTCCCATTGAGTTGCATTCAATAATAGGGATACCAGCAATTGACTTCTGACCATTCGTTTCTGCGATAAGGTTCAGCTCTCTACCAGTAGTATCTTTTGCTGTTGAAATAGTGAACACAGTAGACGGATGCAATACAAAAGCATTAGGGTAATACTGACCGAAGTTTAATACAGCAAAAATAGCATTTGCAGCATCCTTGTAGTTAGGATCTTCAACAGAGCCAAACATACCACTCTTCACAGTACCGGTAATCTTATTGATAGATTCTTCGGTACCTTGATAATCGAAATCAATTGCAAACTTACGATCATTCATCTTATGAATCGTGAAAGTATCGTTCAAACCTGTCTCAACAGTAGCACCGGCAAAAGTAACTTTCATATTATCAATGATCTTATCATTTGCAGCAGTAAGAACGATTACAGCTCTACCATTAGTCGTTTTCTCAATAGATTCGATAGCACCGGCAGCAATAGTAGTATATGTGCCACTGATGAACTTAGACACACATTCAACTCCTTCGTAAGTGGTAATACCCTTCAAGTTATCACCGGAGCCATCACCGAACAGGATTTGGAAGTTTTCTGCCGTTTTAACCCACAATGGAAGGCGGTTAAGAATGAATGACACGACATAACTCTTTGCTTTCAACAATCTCTTTGAAAGATTCATATGGGTACCGACACGTCTTACGTTCGTAAACTCTTCCTTAAACTTCAAAGAAGATTCTGAAAGCATACCATTTTCAGATACTACTGTTGCATTACGGTCGAAATCATAGACCTGTTCGTAAGAAATAGACAATGCAGCAGGATCGCCAGTTTCTACGAGCATCAAATCACGAAGGTTTAATTTCTGTTCATGAATTGCCGTTACAACACGCCCAGTTGAACGGTTATTACTTAACGGAGTATTAGAACTATTCGAAACAGAAACCAAGCCTTTCAAATCAAGATTAAGACTACCAGAAGATTTTTCACGACCGCTGAAATATCCTTGGCAAGCAGGGGTATCGAGGAAATCTCCAACAGCCTTCTCAACAGCATTAACAGAAGTGAGGATACCACCATTCTCTTTGATTTTATCAAATGCTTCTGCTAAAGCAGTAACCTTTTCCGATTGCTCTCTATACGATTCCTGTATTTTATCGAAGTTGGGTAATCCTTTTAAGGTATCAGCAAGACTGTCTGAAATCTCTTTAAACTTGGCTTCTATTGCAGTCTTATCCATCAAACCACCTACAAATTCATCGCAAACCTCTTTACACTTTAATTGGATTGTACCAAGCAAAGATTTTTCCTCATCGGTCAAATCTTTTTCATTTTTAGCAAAGCTAATCAAAGGAATAGGAGTAGCAACAAGTACTCCTAATGTAGAATCTCCACAAAAGAAATACATAACAATACCAACAATCGCAATGACAGCGAATAACAAAAGGGATTTATATCCCATTACAGTTTTAATAAAATTTTTCATTTTACAATAGGTTAAATTGATTTTATAATAATGAGCCAATTTTTGCAGCAAGTGAGAGATTCGTTTCGTGCTTCTCTTTTCCCTCTTCCTTAACTCCCTGTTGGGTGTCGTTTGACGGCGCAACAGGATCTTCAGATTTGGTATCTGCAACTTTAGCAATCATAGTTCTATAGACTCTACTCCAGCAATGAGGACAACGTACATAACTGACAATATCCTCAATGCTTTTTACTTGTAAATCGTCCTTCATACTTTTATGAGCATCAAGAACAGCAAGTACCTGAGTACGAATTTCAGGTTTTAATTTATCCATTTCCTCTCTTACTACCCCTTCAACTATCCAACGTTGATACATGGCAGCCAAATCAAGTACCTGGTTACTGAATGTACATTCAGCCTGTTGGTCATAATCGAAACTATGCCCACACTCCGGACAAGTGACCATAGTAGATTCACCTGTAAGAGCTTTTGTTATTAATCCTAACTTCATATCCAAATCATTTAAGCGCTCATCTGAATAGCGCATTGTTAATGCTTTCTGAATCAACTCTAAAGAAGCCGTTAATTTGGAACGCTGTGTATCAAGGGAATCATCACTCTTGATACCAACTAAGAAAGTTTGAGGATTAGCTCCCCATGCCTGCAAAGTTGAAACCTCGCCTAAAAACCATTCCAAAACAAGACCGGGATTATCCTTGTCTCTTCGAATAGCCTTTACTCCTATCGAGTGCTCAAGTGTTTTCCCACATTCAGCGTATAACTTATAGTCCTCAAAAGTTTCTTTTGCTATCTGTTTGTTTAGATTCATTTTGGATACAACCACAAGATTATAGTTTTCTTCTTTCGCTTCAATAGGGCAACCTATAAGTTTCGTTTTATCATGGTCAAGCAAATGCTTTCCACGCTTCAAGAAAAACTCATTAATCGTTTTATTAAACGAACCACTCGCAGATGTTTCTTTCTGTGAATCTTCAACACCGATTCCATTTACGGCAATCGTAACAATCCCCTTCTCTTCATCAACATCATTTGCCTTCGTTTTCAGTTGAAGGCTTTTCAACTCTTTGTCCATTGTTACTTTCTTTTTTAGTTATACTAATAATTGATTTTACTATCTCGCGTTCCTCATTTGACATCTCATAAAGTAGCTTGTCAAATAAAGGAATCTCGATTTTACATTCTTCAATACGTGCCCTGTAATCATTCAAGGTTATAACACCATTCATAAACTCTGTCATGGCACGTTCAGAAACAATTGTACTAACTTCTTCCTTTTCTTTCTGACCTTCCTGCAGACAGTCAACATGACTGTAATCAACATCTATATAATAGCCATCACGGTCGTAGCCAAACATCTGTGTTATTTCCTCACAGAATCGTTTTGCCATTGGTATAACTTTAGAAGTATATACCGTTTTCTCTGCCGTTTTTTGATTTGAAAATGTACTTTGGTCTTTACGAGGAACAAGAACAGAAGGTACTCCTAAAGCTCCGGCGATCATAATAGCATCATTTAAAGTTTCCTCGAATGGCTGCAACTCTTGAATACTTAGGCTTGTACGGATGAAATCAATAGGGATGCTACTTACAGCATAAGGGAACTTGGTACCGTCTACACCATAGTTATTATCATATTCTTCCAGAAGCTCCTTTTTCTCTTCTGGTTGCATGGCCAACGTTCCTGTTTCATCTTTCATCGCAGAAACAACAAAACCAAGAGCACCCCGTTTTACATAAATAACATTTCTCGCCTTATATACAGGAATAAGATTATCAATAGCCATTTTTACTGAATTAAGTATAGAATGCCCCTTTATAAAATAATTCCCATTGAATTCAGCATTTCCATCTTGATCGTGAAAAATAACACATGGATCTATTTGTTCAGTGAAATTCATACCACACTGAAGCTGATAATAGTCTATAATATCCTCCTTTTCAGCAACCCCAAAAAGAGGAATATTATTCTTTAACACAATATTTACCTTATCAGGTGGTAATACCCAGTAATTCCGGCATTTCTTGTATATCGGAGTACGAAGATGATGAAAAGCTCCTGGTATAGCACATTTAATATAGCTGTTCCCTGTAGTTAACTTATATACGAAGTGCATATATACAAGTCTCTGAAATGATGATAAGCAGTTGGGCCTACTCAACATCTCATTAAATTGCTGATTATTCCATACCACTGAATCATCTGAAGCTTTCTTTAGTAGGAACTTTCCACCAGCAATACGGCTTGCGATATAATCAATAGGGAAAAAGACTTCCCCTACCGTACAGAATAAAGTAAGAAAATTAGCATCAGCTACATAGGGGCTAAAATAATCCTCTGTTATCCTGAAACGTCTTTTAGGAAGCGTGTTCAGTAGCTTGCCGACCTCTTCGGCTACAAGCTGCGATATATCAGTACTCTTCTTATTTAACAATCCGAAAAATGCCATATTGATTCTGTTTGTGGCAAATATATGTAGAAGAATAAACGGTTTCTCAAAATCGCAAAATCTTGGAAATTAGAGTAAGAATAAAAACGGGTATTACTCACTATCTGTCAACGACTTACAAGACATATCAATGTGAGCCTAATTTTATTAGATAATATGCTAAACCACTTAACGCAGTACTTCCCTCTTTCTCTTCACTATCCAAATTATAATCCAAAACATTAGATAAAAAAGAGCTATATTCATCTGACTCGTCCAATTTACTACTCGATAATAAGATATTCTCCTTGATGAAGTCAGATGTAGCTGCTATCCTTCTGTCAACATCTGCATACTCAGGCAATACCTTGACACTTGGAAGAACCTTTCTAATTTCTCTAATCATAGAGAAGAATGCACTTGAACATTCAGCTACATATTTTGACGCATCATGACTTACAATTGATTCTTTTACATCCTCTATGGATTCCTGCTGCCTAAATGCAACATCTACCAAATGCCATTTACTACCACACTGGAAAACCTGAAGGAGAATAAACTTACTATTGATATATGGAATGAAATAAACAATTTTATTGTCGTATGTATATTCCTTATCCGGATTAAAGAATGAAAACACTCCTTTATTTCCATACAAGTTCCTTTTTCTTCGGTTACTGAACTCAATATACTGTTCATTGCATAAATCTACTACAACATATCGGAATGTATCGGATAAATGCCCATGTTCCTCATAAGTTTGCAAAGTAGTTTTATTCTTGACCTTGGTTTTAAGAATGGCACCGTTAGCATCCTTCTGTACACTCATGTAGTCCTCGATAGATACCGAACATGATTCGTCGATGTATATCTCTATGCCAGGAACAGTACAATCAAAGATAGCATTGATAAACTCACCAGTCATGGCAACACTCGGATTCTTATTGCCTACTTTATCCTCAATCTCGAATCCTTCTTTCTGCAATGTATCTATGAATAAGTCCATCCAAGAACGTTTTTCATCATCAATGCTATTGGCCGCCTTTGTTGAGGCATCCCCGTGTAGGTAGACTTTATCACTATACCTGATATCTTTCAGATACTTGGCTACAAGTTTAGAGGACTTCTTTACTGTATTGTTAGGACTTTCGGCGCATGTCTCATGGAACTGCCAAACCTTGATACCGGTAGTGAAATCTACTTGCCAGTACGACACACTGATATATGGCAGTACATTATTATCAACTGATATATGAATAGGCAGGCCTGGGACGTATCTATGTTCACCGGAATGTTTGCCACGGTTGAAGGAACCGAAGAACTCGCTACCGGTACGAATAACACCCCACTCTCCAAGTGCATAGACATTGTAATAATCCGGATCGTGAACTCTATCATACTCAAAGTCGGCAACACATTGCTCATCATAAAAACCGTATGTACCATCAGGTGAACCAACAACCCAAAAGTTATTCAGATAGGTAGATTGGATAATAACTGTATTTGATTCCTGTTCCTCGATCTGCTTTGTACGAGGATTAAGTATTTGCCGAGGCGCATTCTTCTTTACGGATTTGACCTTAGTAAGCTCCTCCGGCAACTCTTTGCCGGCAATGGTAACAGACATTGGCACATCATGCCATTTGTCTTTATCAATGAACTCTTTCTTTATCCAGTGGCTTTCACTGATCGGATTAAAGGTACAAATAATCTGCTGCCCTTTCTTACCACGCAAACGCTTACGTAGCTGCTTGAAATCCGGATGCTCGAACTCTGACCATTCCTCTAACTGAACACGCTTATAGTTGGAGATACCTTTTATCTTCTCCGGATCGTCAAGACCGGAAAAATCTATCTTCGCACCATTTACTAGACATTTAATAGTATTCTGTTGGAATTTAAACAAATGGGATATGCCAAGACCGATCGCAGCGACCTTATAATCTTCATAAATGGTTTTGAGAATAGAAGCTCCTACCTTACGCATGACAAGAGTGTTCTCACCATCCTGTAATGTCTGTATCAGTATTGTTTGTGCCACACTATACGACTTACCGGAAGATGAACCTCCATAGAGAATGATAAAACGGATAGTCTCATCATTCAAGTATTTCAATAGATAGAATCCGTTAGGATTTAGCTTCTTATAATTTATAACCATATTGTTCTAAAAGTAAGGTTTTTCCGTAGGGTGAATACCGGATTTTGCAGTTCAAATTGTTCTATTCTTCCGAATCTCCATTTTCATCAAAGCCGATACGAAGTTCACCGATTTTATTTCCCTCACCACCTTTGATGTTAACATTCTTATCAGCTTCCCAACCATTCCAGGCACCAAGTATCCGGGCAGCTTCTGTCTTACCGTTGAACTCATAGGTAACTTCTCCTCTCTTATTCTGTATCTTCTTCAATGCGTTACGGGCACGTTTTGGAAGTTGGGAAGGAGTTCTCATTTTTGTTTTCCCAGTTGCAGGGTCAACAAAATGAAGATCATCGGGATTGGCAAGCACTATATCCATTAATACCCTCTCAACAGTTTTCCTCTCTACTTCAGACTCTTTCGCTCTCTGCGCCTTAATCTCATTTATCCTTGTACCAACCTTGCTATTTGCTAATAGTCTACTCGCAGCGCTCCAAATTGTCTCTGGCTTCATGTTGGAAGTATTATAAGACATTCGATATGCTTCACTTGCATTACCTTCTGTATCAACGTAATATTTACAGAATTTCTCTTGCTTAAATGTTAATGGTTCCTCTCGCTTTCCCATATCAATTATTGTTTATTCCTATGAGAAAAAGAAGCTGCTCACTGTCTTTCAATAACTCATAGGTGGCAAGTAATGTACTGCCGGTTGTTAATATGTCATCGTACACTATTATCTTCTTTTCCCTTATCGGACGAAGAAGAAAGAATTCCGGATTCAGTCTATCTTTAGTTAGGCACTGGATTGCATTCTCATAGAATGGTATTTTCACCGCCCCAGCTATTTTCGTGCAGATAGAGGTTGCAAAATGAAAGCCCTCGTAGTGTCTCCGTCGCGGTGTGGTGACTATACACCATCCTTCACATCCCCCTACAAGGAAGCGGTAGAGAAACTCACATGCTCTCTCTGCAAAGAATGATGCAAGTTCCTCCGACTGTTTAATTTCTGAAAAGCTGGTACCAGTCTTGGAACGGGTGAACTGGGAGATGTAATAGATATCACCCTTTTTATGAAGTGATACCTTTTCTTTCAGATCACATAACCGTTCCTGATGAGACCAGCTCTTACATTTCACCGCTTCCGGCTTATCCCAGTCGTCAATACGACATATCTTTCCCTTTCCTTTCATCAAAGATCTTCTTTACTCCGTCCTCGACAGATGTGTAAGACAAAGGTACTAAATAGATATCCCGGTTCACCGACTGCTCCAAATTGTCAAAATCCCGTTTTTCATTAATTAACTCAATTTCAAGCGGTTTGTAGTATTTTACTAAAGTAGCAAAATACATCGTAGTCACCGGTTGTACATTACAGATGTTGATTAGCTGACGGTTACATCCTATCGCATAGATAAGTCCTTCGACAACATCATCCATGTAAGTAAAGCTCCGGATATTCTGACCGCAGTTGTATAATGACACCCTTTCCTCATTAAGCAGGAACCAGAGAAGAGTTCTTTCACGTGGGTTTGGTGAATATACATTATGCAGCCGGCATCCGGTAGCAGTCTTACAATAGACAGATGCGTACTGTTCATCGAAATGTTTACTTATTCCATACATGGAAGTAGTGTTCACAGGATTCGCTGTTGACGAGCTGGCGTACACCAACTTCACCCGGTATAGGTTACAGGCATTGGCAACACTCATAAAGGTATCAATGTTATCTTTCCGGATCTGCTCCAAATTTTCATTGAAAACACTTGTTTGTGCTGCAAGGTGAAATACGCAGTCGATATCACCTTTTTTCAAAAGTTCATGAACATTTGATGCTTCAGTTCCGTTCTTTCGGTCAATGCCAATGACTTCAACACCTCTTTTTGACAATTCCCGGCAAAGAGCTTTACCAATAAAACCCTCGCTACCAGTTACAATTATTTTCTTCATCATCACAAAAAATAAAGGGCGCATCTTAAAAAGACGCACCCAGGTTCAACATTAATTTAAAGAATTAGTTATATTTGCGGCAGATACCAAATAGGTATCATTGTGACGTTCAGTCTCTCCTTTGTAGAAAGCGGCAATTTTCAACAAAGTAAGGTGATAGATTGAACGGTGTTCGCGTTTTGTATTGTCACAAATATGCGTGCCCGTTTAATATCTATGCTTCCTTACTTGGGTTGTTTGCCGCACCTCTACGAAGGGTGTATTTATTGAATTGGGCACGTTTTTATTTTTAACATACAAAACATGAGTAACTTTAGATCATTCAAAAGCTTCTTCTATTTCAATAGAGAAATAGTGTACTTTATCACCTTTGGGTATATAGTACTAATCTTTATCATCGTAATACTAAGTGTGGTAATCAGAGAACAAAATCAAACTATTAAGCTCCTACAAAATGGGATACTCAGGAATTATCCGGAATCACATATTATTCATAAGCCTCGCATAAATGGACTGTTAGACTGCGAATACAGAATGATAATGAACTCAAAGATTAATCACAGGTAAACTATGTGCTTACTACTTCCCATTCACTTTCCATGATCACATAGCCACATTTATTGCAACTATGCAAATACGTTGGATATGGAGCTGTTGTGTAATCTACAATAGCGATTTCATGGCTGCCACATTCCGGACATTCGATTGTTACTTCCTTCAGTCCATCAAAATCCCAAAAAGAAAGTTTTCCCTTTGCAGGTATAGGTTCCGAGAATAATACAGCATTGGAAAGTACCCAATTATATACCCCTTTCTCCGCCCATACAGACGGATGATTAACAACACAATCAACTATCATCACACTACCGATAATAGCAGAATTGACAATACTATCACCACATATAAGCTCACGTTGAAACCCCATAGAAAACCGGTCCCATTGAACTTTTGTAAATACACTATTAAGATTTACCATTTCTATCGGTACTGCGCTTGCATGGATTAGTACACGTTTTCCTATGTACTTCTTAGGGCATGGCCATGTACGATTCTCAATATCTTTCACTCCGGAACATATCAAATAAGCCCACGGCTGTTTTACTGAAATAGCTTTCATATGCTTTTCGATTTATTGAACTATTCTATAAATACACTCAACTATCAGTACTGAAAAAGTAATGAAAAAAAGAGACTTCCAATACTTAATCTTTCTTTCATGCTTACTTTTACATAGATTCCATTCATATTCTACAACTGATTTACAATCATCTTTGTAGTGTTCAAAATGTTTGTTAATGTAATGGGTGATATCATCTACAATGGTATGCTTAACCTCTTCAGATACAGATTCCGGCCAACCACGTTCATCGTAATTCAATTCGGTAATAACCTGTTGTCTTATTACTTTTTCCACACCATTTATACGGAAGCGCATTGATATTCCACTCGATTTAACATGACGCAAGAACATCTCTTTGGCAAGTTTCTCAACCTCTTCTTCTTTCAGCTTGGCTATTGCGTCAATCCGGTCGAATTCTTCTTCATCAACGATGATAATAGGATTCTCCGGCTTCATTCTATGTATTTCCATATCAGTCCCCTTTCTTTCTCCATTCTACAATATTGAAATCATTGGGAACAACACAACCTATTTCATGATTGTAATATTCCCCACGTTCATTAATCTCCGCTTGGCATTTTTCTGCATCTTCCTGTGTTGCAGGTTGATTAAAAAGTTCTTTCTTAAATGTTCCCCATCCAGGAACATTTACTACGCCATTGGCCATAATCAGACCAACTAAACGAAGCCTACCCTCTTTGTATACTGCATAGTTATTCTTATTTACCATGAGAACTCTCTATATTTATCTATTATACTATTATAATCCAAGCTATATTGACTTTGCAAATTCATTATTTGCTCGTAGGTATATGCAGGAGAACTACCTTCTGATTCTCTTTGCTTATTCTCTGCTTTCATTGCTTCAAGTTCAATTAAGGCAGAAACTGCTTCATTAATTTGCCTTGCAAATAATTGCAATCCACTATCCGATAAGTTATTCATCTGATTTTAACATTTAAGTGACTCATTACTAATTCTATTTATATTTAAATAATAGCTACATTTAAAACCCTTCCTTGGTGAGAAGTCTGCAAAATCGCAGGTTTTAAATATCTGATGCTTGTTAGCCCATTGTGCAATATCCTTTTCATATAAAGTCGGTTTGCGATCATTATTAAAGTCTCGGTACGGTTGTACAAAAGGAGAAATTCCTAACTCTTTAAGCCTATTTAGTCGATACATATCCTGTTCTACTGTGGAGTTAAAACCTACTAAGACATAACAAGACAAATTACGAGGCTTGATATATTTAGTCACTTCTCTCAATTTTTCTGTAAGGTCAATCTCCGGCAAATCCCAAGCGATGTGGATTCTTCTTTTCAATTTCAACTTACTCAAATAAAAAGCCTGTTCCTCATTCATAATGCGTACATCAACACCGTGCAAATTAACCATTTGCCCTTTCTTCTGTAAGTAATTGATCGCATCCTGCCATTCAGGGTTTGCAAAAAAATTGTTATCTAACACCTCGATCCATTCTCCTTTAGGGTTCAACTCAACCGGTTCTACTGCCCGGATATATCCCTCTTTTTCACGAACCAAACAAAACGGACATTTACGGATGCAGCCCCGGCTAAAGAACTGAATAGAGAAAGGATACTGGGGGTAAATGGAGTAATCCATCAACAAACTGTTTTCTACATCATCAGAAAGCCTGCTTGCAATGTTATAGCCAGTTCCTCCTTTCTCTATTATATCAGCTTGTAAAGTCAAGTAATTAAAGTCAGGAGTGAAAGTAAACACTTTGCTTGCCAATACCTTGTCATATTGATTGAAAGGGGTAGCCCATTCCACTTGGTCACCTCTCGCCTTATGATATGCAGATACACGCATAAGAGCGAAGTTAGGAAAGTTGTGCCCGTCAACGTCTATTAATCCAATATTCATTATTTTTCTTATGAGAGTTATTTATTCCGATTGTTATATCTCCAAGCTCTGATAAACCACTTTGCTAATTCCCAAAGAACCCGTGGAGAAAATATTACCTTTTTAATTACATAGAATGGTATTATAGTTTCCATTGCTATGTAGTAACTATCTTTAAACTTTCTATGCCTTGTGCACGATTCTGCTAAATTCTTCTGGTTTAAATCAACCCAGCCATGATAATGTACACCGATAAAATTTTTGTGTAACCAAAATTCGGTTAGTCTCTTTCGGTTCTTGCAATCAGTCTGACATATAAAAAATCCCCATCCCATAATTATACCTCATATTCTTCCCAAAAATAAAATTCGCCTTCTTTGATACAAAGACGAGTATTTTCTTCTTGTATATCCTCTACACTCATAGAGGATTTAGGTACCGTATATTGTCCCCATTCTGAATTTGTGTAATGTTCTTCATCAGTTTTTTCCAACGAAATAGTAACTAATGTATTTCCATTCTTCAAAAATTTAGCTTCACTTTCTAATTCACTACCATCCATATTATTGATGATATTTTTAATTTCTTTCCAGGTCATAATTTTAGTTATATTGGTTTGACTTTTAGTTCCTTACATCTATAAAGGTAATCGTTATTGACAAGTTATACAAACAGAAACTTCGCCATTTTAACGCCTTTTTCATCAAATCAAATCAATTTGATTTGTTACTTTCTTCTTCCTAATTTGATTTTTACCACTTCTCTATTTGCATTTTTTCTCTTGATTTCTTAAATAATCAATAAGAGGGAAAAGGGCATCAGAATAGCTAAGATCATAAATTACATCATCATCATAACATTGGGCTACAATGTAATTATCATCTATTGAAACACATCTTAACCAGCCTTTTCCAAGGCGGCAAACTTGAAATTCTATATCCATCCCTCTTATTTTATATTTCTCAAAGTATGCGACTATTTCACGATGAGCTTCCACACATACTTGAAAAGTGACATCTAAATACTTTGTTTCACAAGCATCTGCTTTTTCTACTTTCAGCAAAAGTTTCTGTGCTAAACAATCATCAGAGTGAGAAAGAATTTCTTTCAGATTTTTAATTTCTACGTTTGTAAAAAAAACTGTTTTCATAACTTCTTAGTGATTACATTGGTTTGACTTTTAATCCATTGCACTATAAAGTTATCTTTTATTGACAAGTTTAGCAAACAGAAACTTCGCCTTTTTAACGCCATTTTATTCAGTCTTTTTCTTCAACAATTCAAGTACTTTTCTTTCCCCTTCTTTTAGTCCATCGACGTAGCCTTTTGCATGTTCACCGGCATTATATACTATAAAAGAGAGGATCAACAGAAATAGTCCGAGTGAACGATGCCAGTACGGAAGCTGGACCGCAAACGGTTTGATTGTTATAGACAAGTGCCCTACATATAGCAGGAACACAAACAAAATCACACATGAAATAATTGTTGTTTTCATATTAATCTGTAAATAAATTAAGTTGAGTTGTAAACTCGGGTTTATAAATTCTAAATTTACGGTTAAAGAAAGTCTCAAAGGCTGTTACAATTTCAGAGATGGTATTATCCGCAATTCCTAATAATTTATCATCGGCAACTATAAGAGATAAAGCCTTGTCAAGAGTCATTTTCTTCTCAATAAACAGGGAATACACTAAATATCTACGGGTATATTCCCCAGCCTTGAGTGACTCAACTTCTTCAGGAGTGGCCTTTCTCTTGTACAATACTTTATACCAATGTGTTTCAGCAGTACGGGCTCGCTTTTGTCTAGGTAACAAGTCATAAAACACGGCAATTTCATTCTTTTGGATACACTTATGTTTTTTCCGAACACCATACATCACATAAGGAGTGTTCCAATCCGGATGAGTCTTTCGATATTCAAGCTCCAGCTCTCGATCAATAAGATCTTGCTCAAAGTCTTGTTTCATTAACCATTCCTCGAACCAGGCAGCAAGTGCTTCTTCTCGATTATAATAATCTCTTCCATTTACACATATGGGAATCATAATAACTCTTTCTATTGCATTTCACGTTTAAATCTTTCCTCTAAATCAAAAATGGTTTCTCCACTATTACGCCGATAGGGCCTATCGGTATTTAACTGAAGTTCTTTCAGCTTTTTCCAATACCATGGAAGGTACAAATACATATTCTTCAACTCCTTCAAGTTCTTATTTCCACAACACCAGCAACTCACACGATCAAGTAGTTCATATAGCCTTACTCCATCCTCACACCAAACAAAGCCTTTTGTATAACAGTACTGGAGTGCATCTGCTTCTGTAACCCCCCAGTCACGAAGTGGTAAAACCCGATTAGCCCGATTTTCTTTTTCAAAGCGATGCATCTCATCGGCAGCAATACCGACATAATCAATTCCATCTTTTGTGTGAGCTTTCAACGCACGAAGTTTTTCACTCGTTCCCCACCGACATGTTCCCCCACACCAACTATATCCTTTTTTATGGATAATATTGGTCCCTCTTTTCTTAACCGGCCTTTCAAACATTGTCCAAAGAAAAGGTTGCTCCGGATGCAGTTCTGTATATTTAATGCCAAGTTTTTTAAGAATTGGAAGAACAGCATCACGAGTGTTATAGATTGCCTGAAATTCCATACCTGTATCATAGAAAACGACTTCATCCAACTGATATCCTTT